CAGTCTATTGGTTTTCCCAAATAGTAAACAAGCCCTAAACAAAACACGGTTAATTTCCCCCCGAAATGAAATAACAACCTCACGATTATTCACAAACTTACCAATACCCCACACTACAAACTTCTTACTCTGGTGGTTCTTGACTGTGATGGACAACAGTGGTTCTGCCGCATCTTTAGGGTTAGGGAAACCATTCTCACACTGAACCTCAATATCAATCGTTACAATCAATATCTGGTCAATGTCATAGTCCACTCTGTTAGGATACTCATCAGCAATATAGTTGTACGCATACATGGTACTACCATAAACTAAATCAGGCTGGTTCTTATAGTTATCTACCCACTCCTTCGCCTCCTTGATTGTTTCATGTGTAACAGGTGTTACATACTTACCATCAAGAGTCCTATAAGGAGTAGATGAACCAACAGGAGCGTAAAGGGTTGGTGAATACTTTACCCTACGAACAAGACGTTCACCATTAACCACTTCACGAAGCAAGAAGGAGATTACCCCATTGAGTAATGTTTGTATAGAATTTCATTAGTTACCTGTTACAAAAACCCACTGTACACCTGTTTCTGATGAATCACCAATAATTGAATTGCCTGCTTTGCTCCAGTCAATCTGTGCAAGACTGACATCATTGGTTCCAAAGTTTCCAATTTCTTCGGTGGTTTGAGAACTATAAACTGTTTGCGGTGTTTGTTCTGATTTATCATCGTGACCTAAGTACTGATGAACACCATACCCTAATAGTCCTAATAAAAGTGCTGCTTCCATAATGTGTTACTCCTTATCAATTATGTTACTATAGTATAACACACGATACGTCATGTGTCAAGTTTGTAATTTAGATTAAATGCAAGTGATCGTCTTTCCTCGTTACCCTTAAATGGATATACTGTATGCAATAGGGTTGATGGAAACATCAACATATGTCCTACCTGTGGCACAACTAAAAATGTACCAGCAGAAAGTAGGCTGTGATCTACTGTGCCATGTATAAACTCAATGGCACCATCAATATGATTTTTACCTTTGAGTCCTCTTGGTTGAAACTCTGGTACGATTAAATACAAAACAGCACTAATCTCACACTTTGTATGATAATGCACAGGGTTGTACTCATCTTGGTATTGACTAACTACCCATGCAGATTGTAGTGTTGTTGTGACTTTATGTTGATCTGGTTTGTACTCAAAATGAAAGTTTCTTGCAAACTCATTCTCAACATACTGTTTACCAATCGTACAAAACATATCTTCAAATCCAGTACTCTTGAGCTCTTCTCTTGACAGTTCTGGTTCTGATTCAATTTGTCCTGCTAATCGACTGTCCATGTTTTTACGAGTAGAATTGTCATCAGTCATTTCAATAAGTTTTTTGATCATGTGATCTGGAATTTTTACATCCAAGATGCCAGGCCCGAATGGTCTTAGTAGTTGGTTTTCTACCTCAATGTGATTGTCATTTGTCATGTCAGTCCTTTCAAAATTATGCCTGTATTGAAAGTCGTTCTAGTTCTTTCTTTGCAGCCTGATCTCTGGCAACAAGAACAGACTCAATTCTCACAAGACGATTTCGTCCATCTTTATTTAACTTACCTTTGATGTCTAATATCGTTTGACGTTCTTCCAGAAGTTCAGCAGTTGATTTAGGACTCTTGTATAGTGCAATATCCTTTGCTCGTTTGACTGCTGGTGGTATGTAGTTATTTGGTGCAACATATGATTTTTTTGTCATGTAAAAATACTTTCTCTAGATAATTTATGATGTACTTATAATACCAGTAAAATGGTTATATGTCAAGGTATAAATAGTTTTTTATGGAGAAAAGATAATGGCCAAAACACTTTACACCGCATCAATCTACAACCCAAAACCACCAAAGAAGACAAGTATTGGTAGGAGTCCGTCAGTTGCTATGATGAATAAAAAGAAACGATCCAGTTTTAAGGCATATAGAGGACAAGGTAAATAATGTATAAAGTATATTCACAGGATGGTTGCAGTTATTGTGAACTTGCAAAGATTACATTGATGGAAAAAAACATTGAGTTTGAGGAAATTAATATAAAAGATAACGCACAAGCACTTGCAATGTTGAGATTAAAGAATCTTAGAACAGTTCCCCAAATTTGGGATGGGGAACTGCACATTGGTGGTTATAATGAACTAAAGGAATATATTATTTCTTCAAAGTCTGCATAAGAGCAGCAGCTTCTTTATATTTACCTTGTTGTGCAAGTCTACTTGCTTGGATTGAAATCCATATAGAATGATTAGGCATTATCTTTTCCTAAATCCATTCACTTCATCAATCAAACGCTTTTCGTGTTCAGCAATTGTGCTGTATCTTTCACGATACTTGATTGGATTTCCTGTATACAAATTAAATGCCAACAGTTCTTTTAGAAAATTTTTCATCTCTGATTCTCCATCATTGCTTTTTGCAAAATTTTACAAAGTCTGTTAATTGTTTTAGGGTTCATTTTTTCTTACCTTTCATATAATTTTTTTCTGGGGCATAAAGAAATGGATTGTTACCAAATGTTTTAAATTTAGTGATTATTAATTTGATTACGTTTAACATTGTACTCTCGCCTTGTTTTCATATTCATTTCGTTGGTTAGTGATTCAAGTGTGTGATAACGATATTCATGTTGCATAAGATAGGCAATCTTGGCATTTGCTTCTAATTGTCGAGATTCTTGAACAGATAATATTACAGACTTAAATAGTTTATTGATTTTGTCGCATACTTCACACGCATACGAACTGATTGCCATCACAGACATATCGTTCTCCTTTGGGATATATGTAAAACTATTTTTTGAGGATAGTGTAAAAGGAATTTACCCCCTTTACATTTGTATTTATAAAAAAAAGGACAATGGAATTGTCCTAAACTTATATTTTTTGATGATGAGTTATTATGTCACATCTATTTTAATAATTACTTTTCAAATTGTAAAGTATAAGTCTTTCCCATATATTCAAAAGTAATTTTGCTGTGTGAATAAATTCTCATAGACTTTTCTGTATATCGTGTCTCAATTTGACACACTCTCTTAGTACCACCTGTAGCATTACTATTTGAATGACCAAGCATACCACCAATAACTGATCCAATTGCTCCACCATTATTAATATCTCCTACGTTGTTGCCGATGATACCACCAAGGATAGCACCTCTTAGTGTATCACCAGTTTTATCACCACTTACACTTTTATCATAACATACCTCTACACTGTGTGGGGTTTTGTGAATTACATTCTTATAGTGATCCTGTACTTGAGTGTCTGCAAATACTGGAGATATGTTAAACACCACAAGCATGAATGATAGGGCTGTTGCACTAACAATTGATTTCTTCATAATATTATCCTCGTTCTACGTTTACGGAAAGTGCATAATTTTCTGCAAGATTATCTGCCTCTTGCTCAGTAGCGCACATACCTACTGACATATCTCCCCACAATACTTCAAACAGAGTATTACCATTTGTGGTAACTCTCCTGACTGTGGCGGTTTTATTTTCTCCATAGTACTCACTTAGTACTTGCATCTAATCTCTCCTTTATATTAGTAACTCTTGTTTGCATATAAACAACAATAGGTTTCATAGCAATACTGTATTTCATTTTTTCTTCAGCAAGTGCAATTTCTTCTTTTAGAATTGTTAGACGATCTAAATCGTTTACTAGTGCTGGGTCTTTACTCATTATCTTTGTCTCCAAATGAACCAATATAAACATTATCTAAACCTACATCACTATCTGGTGGATTTCCAAACAGGTCTTTGTCTACTATAGGTGTGAGTAGAAAATCTTTATCTGCTGTATCACCATCTTTCCCATCAAAGATAGGTTTTAGTTCATCATATGTGTCACGCACATTGTGTAGCTCATCTAGCAGTTGATCTACTTCATCCATGAGTTTTCTGAACTTAACATCATATACGTCTGTTAGAGACTGTATGTCTCTGGTAATGTCATCTGAATATTTTAGAATGGTTGTAATGTCTGTGGTGATCGACCAGCAATCATGCACAGAACTTTCCATTTCATCTTCAATCTTCGTCATCTACTAATCCACTCCATTGTTTTAATTTATCACGTTTATGTTCAACACGATTCTCAATCTCTGTCCAACCAACTATATCCCACTCTTGCATAAGTTCAATCATACACATAACATCACCAATTTCATCTCTTAGATTTTGATCATCAATGTCTTGTCTACGCAGTGCTTTAGAGCAGGCCTGAATTAATTCACCACACTCTTCCATTGTAATTACAAGTAGTTCTTGGTATTCTGTTAACTTTTGCATAATGTAAAGAATCCTTATTTGTTATATTTATTGTACTGCATTATACCCTTTTTGTCAAGACGTTTTTTATAAATATAAGTGTAATAAAATACAATAGAGAGAGAGAACTAACCAATGATTGCTGAAACCTTAGCAGGAATCGCTCTGGTCAAACAGAGTGTAGATTTTATCAAGAGTCAAATTAACACAGCAAAGGATATCGGTGAAATTACTGGTGCCGTTGAGGGGCTGTTTCGTGGTCAAGATGAAGTAGAGAAAGCAAGAAACAAAAAAGCAGGAGTCAGTGTAGGAGATCAACTTGGAATAAAAACTGTAGCACAAGAAGTCATAGATGCGAAATTAGCTACAGAAGCCATGCAAGAAATGAGAAACATGATCGACATGAGATTCGGGCCTGGCACCTTTAAGAGTATTTTAGACCTCAGATCAAAAAAAATTAAAGAACAAAAAGAAGCAGAAGCAGAGGCAAGAAGAATACAGAGAAGAAAACAACGAGAGACAGAAGAGACAATCAGACAGGCTATGATTGTCGGTGCAACTATTGTTTGTGCAGTTGGGTTGTTAGTATTTTTGTTTGTTGCATTGATAAAATGATTTATGTATTAACAGTATATGCTACCTTTGGTGTAATACTTACTGTGCCTACAGTTTATTCATCATACGAACAATGTATGTACCATGCAGAAAAGATTGAAGATCAGAGAAGATGGACTATGGATTCACCTACTATAACGGTCAAGTGTGATGAAAAACAATAAATTGACATATGCTAACAACTCACCACTTTTAAAAGAGATGCGTAAACCCCCTTTGAAGTTAGTTAAGTATCATAACTATGGTCTAAAAAAATTGAGAAAAAATAAACTAATTAAAGATTGACCAAAGTTCTGTTGCGTAGATGCTCTTCTTCAATCAAGTCTTTAGACTGTCCATGATATGCTACTGCATGGTGTTTGTCAATTAAATACTGATTGATAGACTTGTCTGCATAGTTAGTTGTTCTCCACAACTCACCAAGAATACGACCATACTTACCTTCTGCATCCTTCTGTGTCTTCAGAACAATACCACCCTCATCATCCAACATCTCTGTAATGAACTTCTTTGCAGCAAGTCCGTACTTCTTTTCTTCCAAGTCTCTGGTGCGTGACTCTGGTGTGTCGATACCAAACATACGAATACGTTCTTTCTTCAACCACACACCAAAACCTAAGTCGATGTCTACATCAACTGTGTCTCCATCCACGATGTGAACTACCTTACATTTGTACTCGTACATAATCTTCCCCTATACTGCAAAACTTTCACCACATCCACATGATGCAGTGGCGTTTGGATTGATTACTTTGAGATAGGCTCCACCAAGTTCTTGTACATAGTCAATAGTGCATCCAGCGACAAACATCTCTGCCATTGGGTCAAGAACAAGTGCGTCTGCATATGGAATACTCCATTGTACATCGGGCCAGTTGTTTTTGAAATCCCATACATATGTGAATCCACTACAACCGCCACCCTTGACACCTAGTGTTACATAGTCATCATTGCGTACTTGATCTAAATATTCTTTTGCTTTATCTGTAACTGTAATCATACATCTATTTAGTCCATCTTTCCTTCTGGGGGATACAACCACCACCCTGTAGAGATGTATTTAGATGTAGTATGCACAGGATTACCTCTGTGTTGCCATTGCCATCCAGCAGGGAAGACTAGTCCTAGACCCTTCTTAGGTTGAACTCGTATCTTTTCGTATAGAAACTCTGTTTCACCTTCACCTTCTGGTATGTCGTTTAGGTAAAGTGTCCAGACCAGAACACGCCTACAGTTCTTGTAGTGAGACTGTTCTGCATGAAAATTATGAAACCCACCACCTTTAGGATCGGTGCGTTGTATTTTTGTTTCCTCTGATTCTAATTCTAAATTACCTCTGTATGCATAGGGAAATTCATCAAGATATGAAGCCAACATAGTTTTCTTAACTGCACCTATCTTTTGATATAGGTCAGAATCTACAGGAACCCATTTCTGAATGTCTTTTCTAGTTGCTCTGTTTGGATTTTCCATACGAGAATACTCACCAGATTTAAACCAAGTGAGCATCTCTTTGACTAGTTCATCAGAAACTATATTAGAGTATCCTCTAACAAATTCAGTTAAGTCCATTTGATTGCCTCGCATCACAAATAAGTGCGTTCATAACACTACTCCAATAGTTGTATCCCCAACTATTTTTTTTACAACGATTTCTTGCTTTTAGTGAGTTTTCAATCAATCTTTGATATTTTTCAGCTGTCATTAATCGCTCCCTCGTATTTTATTTATCAACTCGTATACATCATCTTCATCAGCTTGATACCTGATACCGATACCACCAGCGTCTTTCCACCGTTTGATGTTATCTAGTTTATCGTCAACTAGGATGTTAGGATTACCATCAAGTTTGTTGATAGCGTATTTGTGTTTGTTACCAGTAAAGATACAGTTCTCTACATCAGGCATAAACCCATAACGCTCCAACCATACACGTTTCCAGTAGGCAGAGTTATCCCTATCACCACGCAATGGTGATGAACAGATTCCCCAATTCTCAGTGGATCGAGCAAAGTCTATCAACAGTTGTGCAGTAGTAAACGGTTCAATCCTATTAAAGAAATCAGTGTTGCGAGCCTCTATCAAGGCACGTTCCTTATCCTTAATCGACTTCCAGTGTTTTACATTATTCTCTTTCGCAAGTAACGAAAAGAAATCTGCAATCACTCCATCCATGTCTAAGTATAATGTCATACTAATTCCCATCCAGTGAAAGCACACTTGTACTTTCTAGTTCCAATCAAAACATAGTCACCAGTGCTTGTGCTTCGACAAGTCTTCTCAGGCCCTACATAGGTAACACCTTCGTTTTTCCACCAAACTTCTTCGATGGTGTTTGTTTTCTTAAATGCAATCTCACACATTTCCTCATCACACAAATGCGCTGGTACTTCTACAAATGCAACAGTGTGTGGTGCCTCCTCAAAAGGAGCGTGGATAACCACAACCTCTTTCATAAAAGTCTTTTCGTAGTTTTTCATCAATGCATCATTCATCACGCAGCCTCCACTACTTTGTATTCTTTATCCCACTGACCAATGTTGATGTAGACATAATAAGCAATGTCAAAGTAATCAATCTGAGCATCAGTATTGTTGTACCACTTAGTACCCTTCATTGCAGTAACCAGTTCGTTAAGAAACTGACCGGCGATACCAGTACCATAGAACTTTTCGATATGATAGGTATTGACCTGATGATAAACCTCACCAAAGTCGATGACACCTTCTTTAAGATTGACTTTTAAACCACGATGGTTGTCGATACCGATAGTACCCTTCACACCAAACTTTTTAAGGACTGCCTTGATAGCAGGAGCAAGTTGTTTCTTAGTGTCTTGTCCGATATATGCCATGATAAAATTCTCTCTCTTTGTTTCAACTCATCTTACTTAATAAATGTACCACACTTTAGGAGCAAAGTCAACCCCTAAAGTGCATTTTTTACAAACTATTTCCACTCCAATCCATAATCTTCAATCATAATATCCCGAACTCGTTCACGGTCAACTGTGTCACCACAGAAGTTTTCAATCCCATGAACATTCCAACATTTCCGTGTTGCCTCTAAAATCATAATAGGTGTAGCACCTATAGGATAGATTGCATCAGGCACATTACCATAGAAACCTTCAACATAGGTGACAAACTCAGTCACCTGTTCACAAACATTTTCAACAGTCATAGTCATTATCCTGCTACTCCATTCACATTCCAGTTATAAATCTCAATGGCTTCGTTCCAAAGATTAGTCGCACCATCACGGGTATCAAAACCTTCTTCGTCTGCAAAGTCCATAGTGCTGCTTCCGTAGACCGCATCAGCCATACCTTTTGTTTCCATCACATATGCAATCATCTTGGCAGTTTTACCCCAACCAACAAAATTATCAAATCCAGCATACATCTTAATTCCACCATTGTGGGCAGTGATATAATCAATCTTTGTCATTTCAAGTCCTCTCTTTCAACTCATCTTACTTATATACAATACACCATTTTTACAGCAATGTCAAGAAAAATCGACAAAAGAAAACCCTGTCGAAACAGGGTCTTAGTAAAAAGTTTATTTTTTTATTGTTATTTAAAATCCTTTTGGGGCTTTTGTTATACCTCTGATTCGCATCTGATCATATACCCACTCTTTTGCAAGAGGTGATGTGACTTTCTTTCTCAACAA